TTAACATAATATACATCGTAGAACATCTAAGGCGCTAGTCCCGAGGTCCTTCAGGCTCAAGGCCCCATAGGTCATGCTGCCCAGACTGAGCAATGCGCCAACGGTGGCCCCGCCAGTCTGATGCAACCACTTTCCCAGGACCTGTCTGAGCTGCTCCCCACGTAGCGTGCCGGCGGTTTTCTCCAGCGTAGCGCGCACCAATTCTTGTAGCGCGTCTTCCTTCGCGAAGCCCGCTAGGCGTGCTCGATCTTCTGGCGTACATGTCCGTTCGCCGGATTTCCAAAGGCTGATGTTTTGCTGAGCGATGCCCATTGCTCGGGCTAGTTTGGCGTCACTGCCTACCGCTTGTGAGGCTTTGGCGATGAGCGCGATGAGGCTTTGGTCCGTTGACATATGTATCACCTTCGCTAAAGTTTGATGTATCGAGTTTGCTAAATAGCGAATTCGATACATCAACTTTAACCCGGCGGTCACCGTGCCGCAAGAAAGGTCCCTCATGCCTCAACTCGCCTCCATCCTCGAAATCCTCCTGGTCACAAACAAGTCCGGCAAGGCCAAAAAGTCCGGTAACGACTACAGCATCAACGAAGCTCATTGCGTCCTGCGCAATGAAGACGGCACTCCCGGCGCCGTTGGCGTGCTCGTCATCCCCAAGCATTTGGAGGAGGTTGCCAAGCCCGGCATGTTCACCGCCTCCTTCGGCCTCGTTGCCGCTCAGTACGGCGAGAACCAAGGCCGCATCGTGGCCCAGCTCACGGGCCTCACGCCGGTGCCGCCGGCGTTTCGGGCTAAGCCCGCTCCTGCCCCTGCTGTTGCTGCTCCTGCTGGCGTCTAAGCCGTGGCAGACCCCACCGTCATCGAATGCGCCTCCACGTGCACCGTGACGGTGGTGCACGAACTCTCTTTGCCGCCCTTCCAGCTCGATGGGGAAGACGGCTCACTAATCGCGGGTGCTGTCCTCGCGGTCTGGGCGATTGGTTGGGCTGCTCGCATGCTCATCCGCGCCCTGAATTCCGACAGTGATTCAACCAAGGAAACTGAAACATGAAATACGCACAAAACGCGTTCCTGCTGGCCCTCGCGGTCGGCGCTTCTGCTTCGCAAGCTGCTGCCGTTGACGTGACGGCCATCGTGACCGACATCGGCGCGCAGATGGCTTCGATCACTGCCATCGCCGGCGCGGTGCTGCTGATCTTCGTGGGCCTCAAGGCCTTCAAGTGGGTCCGCCGGGCCCTGTCCTAAGCCTTAGCGCTGGGGTGCCTCGGGGGACGCCTCGGGGCCTTTTTCCAAGCGCCATTCCTGGCGTTTAGCAAAGGGCACACACCATGGGAATTTTCGCCATCATCGCAATCCTGGGGGCGGCATGGCTCATCTTTACCGCCTAGGCGCTGCTCTACTTCTGGTTGTTACCCTGGCTATGGTGTGGGTACCCGTACGCGCTGCCACGGGCTGGCAGGCGAGTCAAACGCCGTGTGTCGCTACCGTAGGGCAGGCGGCTGCGCTCAATGTTCCGCTAAGGAACGGTATTTTTGGCGGTTTGACCTGGGTGGTTGTTCTCACCTTCGCGAATGAGACGACTGGGGAGTATGGCGGCACCTATACCACTCAGCCGTCTGGTGGACCTGTCAGCGCATCACAGCCCTGGAGTGCGTTCGCTACGACGTGCACCTATCAATCGCAGGCTGAAAAAGATGTTGAGTGCAAGGCCGTCGCTGACGGGCTTAACTTCATCCAAGCTCCGTTGGTTCACTATGGCTCTGTCGGTCTGACTGCGTGTTACGCGGGTTATGTGATTGCTGGTTCTGGTGGTGCTAGTGGCGGCGGTCAGAGTGAGTTGTATGGCCCTTTTAAATGCTCTGGTACGTCAGCCTCCGCTTGCAGCATGGTGCCTAAGCCGTCGAGCATCGTTACTGAGTGCGCCAAGGGTAGCTATCCCGGTACTGTCAATGGTGTGCAGGTGTGTGTCCCGCCTTCGTCTACCGTCGATGCACCTAAGACCACTACGGCGACACCACCCACACCCGGCGCGTCTGCGCCTCCGATAGCTGGTGCACCAGCGGGCACGACAAGCCAGTCTGAACAGACCACTTGCACCGGCACGACGTGCAGCACCACGACGACGTATAAGGACGCCAGCGGTAACCCTTTGGGCTCTAAGACTGAGGACGCATCTAAGGCCGACTATTGTGCGGACAACCCAAAGGCGCCCGGTTGTGAGGAAAAGAAGTCGACTTTCGGCGGTAACTGCGCGGGCGGTTTCACTTACGACGGCGATGCCATCCAGGGCGCCATTGCACAAGAGGTCTACCGGCAGAACTGTCTCAACAATGCGACCACTACCGAGTCCCAGCTCTACGACACCGAGAAAGTGAAGACCGGCGATCAGACCACCGGTTTGCCCGGAAACAGCAGCGTCACTGTGAGCCCTGCTGACTTTGATTCAAGCGATGCGATAGGTGGTGCTGCTTGCATCACTGATCGTTCGGTAGTCGTTTGGGGCACCGCCCTGCTACTGCCCTTCTCCATCGTCTGCCCAGTCATGGGCTACCTCAAAACCATCTTGCTCGCGGTCTCCTACCTCTCGGCCGCCAGCATCGTTCTAACCCGGAGGACATGACATGCCTTTAGCCGCTTGGATTGCATCGCTGTGGGGAGGCCTCATGCGCATCGCGCCTTCCCTCGTTGGGCAGGTCTTGATTGCGCTCGGTATCTCCGTTGTCACCTACAGCGGTGTGTCCACCACCATCACATGGCTCAAGACGCAGGCTTTGAATTCCATCCAAGGGCTGCCCGCCGATATGGTCGCGCTGCTTTCGTACCTGGGTGTTGGTCAGTGCATCAGCATCATCTTTTCTGCGATGGCCGTGCGCATGACTCTCTCGGGTATTGCCGGTGCCAGCAAGAGGTTCGTTAAGAAATGATCTACCTCACGACAGGTGCGAACGGCGCCGGCAAGACCTTGCTCACGCTGCAGGACGTTCGCAATCAGCAGATCAAGGAAAACCGTCCCGTCTACTACCACGGCTTTACGCCGCTGCAGCCCATCATCGATTTCGGTTGGCTCCCGTTTGACCCTAAGAAGTGGCAAGAGCTTCCCGATGGCTCCATCTGCGTGATGGATGAATGCCAGAACGAATTCCCTGCGCGCAAGGGTGGCGACACGCCCGACTACATCACAGCCATCGCCCAGGACCGTCGCAAGCGCGGTTTCGATTTCTGGATGATCGCGCCGCACCCGATGCTGGTGGACGTCTTCATTCGTCGGCTGGTGAGCACGCCCAGCTGGCACCGGCATTTGAAGCGTGCTTTTGGCGCCGACATGGTCAGCGTGCTGCAGTGGCCCACGCCTAACGCCGAGTGCGAGAAACCTGCGGCAGGTGATTCTGGCGTGGTCACGATGCGTGCCTTTCCAAAGGAGGTCTACAGTTGGTACAAGTCGGCAAGTCTCCACACCGGCAAAAAGAAAATACCGTTTCGGGTGTGGGTCTTCCTGGCTTGCATCATCATCGCGCCTCTGTTGGTGTGGTTCGCCTATTCCAAGTTCACAGGCGCCCTCTCCTCTCGCGACTCCAATGTCGCGAAGCTGGCCGGCAAAGAGGTGTCAACTTCTCAGCCCAGGGCACAGTTACACCGGCCTGGTGACGTGCCTGCCGAGCGCAAGGTGCTCACGTCTGCAGAGTACGCGGCCAGTTTCCAGCCTCGCATAGCTGGCTTGCCGCAGACCGCGCCGCGCTATGACGAACTGGACCGCCCCTCGCAGGTTCCCAAGCCTGCCGCCTGTCTCGATGGCACCAAGCCCGGCGCAGGTGTCCGCAGCTGCACCTGCTGGAGCCAGCAGGCCACCGTCCTGCAGGTGCCCGTGGATCTCTGCCGGCAGATCGCTGCAGGCGGGTTCTTCGATGACACGCTGCCTCCGCCCAGGCATCAGGAAAGCAGGCCCGTGCAGGCCTCGCAGCCAGCTATGGCTACTCAGCCCTTGCCTGAGCCTCGGTCGCTCCAGGTGATGGCCTCCAGCCCTATCCTGCCGCCTCCTGAGATTCGAAGCACGGTCGAGAGGGACGGCGAAATCCTCAAGCAGATGCGCAAGCGCAGCTACATCCAATGAGCACGGCCAAAGCAAGTCACTTCCTGATAAGCCGGTATTGGGTGGGGGCCCCTTCAGGGGGCGGGCGAAGCCTGACAGGGGTATGGGGCAGCATGCCCCATGTAGCGAAGCGTAGCCTCTCAGAACACCTCGGACCTTCAACGCCGCGCATAGGCCGTAGGCCGCGCGGCGCGAAGCGCCGCTTAATTTATCTTAAGAACACATCTCGACAAAACAGGCTTGGGGGTCTGGTTCCCCTCTGAAAAATGAACCGCGGTTGAGTTTTTGACCGACAAAAGAAAACCCCGGCGGGACTACGAATCCCCCGGGGTCAGATTGACAGCAAAAGAGAGGCACTGCCAATGGACAACATCGTATACCGCAACGGTATCCCCTGCAAGCTCGTCAGGGACGGCTGGAGGGTCACCATTTGGGAATCCAAGACCCATGCCCCCACATACTGGCATCCGCCTCTCCTAGCGCCTCGTGCGCTCGATACAAGCGCCCTCCGTGGGCCGGTGGGTGGTTGGCATGGCACGGGGCAGCGTGAAGTCCGTATCTCGCGACGGCTTGTGTGTATCCCTCAGAGTGAGGAGCGGCATCTGCTAGATGCCTGGAACCCCCTCACTGGTGAGGACTTCGAGTGGGACCTCGACATCAACATCGCGGACCTAGAGAAAAAAGCCTTGGTCTGCAGGTCGAAGGCGGCCGCCCGCGCAAAGCGCAATTGCCGCCACAAGATCAAACACGGGCGCTTCCGGCATCTGCTCACGGGCACCTACCGTGAGAACATGAAGGACTTCGACAAGATGCGCCGTGACTTCGCGGCATGGCTGCGCAAGGTCCGTGCTGTCGTTCCGCACTTTCGCTCGGTGTGGGCCTTCGAACCTCAGAAGCGCGGTGCGTGGCACTTCCACGCCACCACCGACGCCCTCCCCCGCTTCCTGCGCCACAAGGGCATATCCAAGCCCTCCTATGAGGTTCTCACGCTGCTATGGCATGAGGTGGTGGGTGATGTGCAGTTTGATTTCTGCGGCCCGCTGCAGCCCGGCCAGGAATGGCCTGTCGCCATGGTCAGCGGCGGCACTATCAACGTAGACGGCTACACCCGCAAAACGCGGAAAAAGCAACACGCCGATGCCAAGGCATTCAGCCTGGCCAAGATGGCCGCCTATGTCTCGAAGTACCTCACAAAGCACCACGCGGAGGGCCTAGAGGGCCGGAGGATGTGGGACAGCACTCAGAACCTCACTCCACCCAAGGCGATCACTCTTGAGTTCCCTGATGTCCCTCTTGCTGACATCATCTCCGCTGCGTTTGAATGCCCTCCCGGGCACCGTGTGGCTCGTCACTGGTTGAATGGTTTCGGTGACTGTTGGGTGTTGGACACTGAGCCTATTCCGGCGTAGCGATAAAGCCTGTGTTCGGTATCGTACAGACCCTCGTAATGAGGGCCTCTAGGATGAGTTATCTCATCCTATTTGTCGAGGTGTTTTATGCAATCTCAAGCTACTCTCGGTATTTGTGCTGTGCGGTATTCGGGAGACCACATTGCTAGTGTGCGGGCAGTGCCTGATTTGAAGGGAGGTGCGGCACTCTCGCTAGAGTTGTCACGCCGGGCGCTTGTGCAGGCAATCGTGGGGGGTAGACAGGTTGTGACGTTGCACAGAAAGGCCGATGGCGGATGGGGTCACTGGGATGCGGCGATGGTTATTCCTGTCGATGGGAATTCGTTCGTTAAGCTCGTTGACGACCACCTTCCGCTAGACGATCTCGGCGATCTTCCGGAATATTAG